CACCCCGTACATGGTGGAGCCGCAGAACCTACTTTCCAGCCGGGAGTTGTCGGCTGTGATTTTCGCCGGCCCTGCGCAATCAGGCAAGACGGAATCCCTGGTTCTCAACTTCATCGCCTACTCGGTCATCCAAGACCCGATGGACTTGATCCTGTTCAGTCCTACCCAACAGGCTGCACGGGACTTTAGCGTTCGTCGTATCGACCGGCTGAATTTCAACTCACCGCAGATGAAGGAGCGGCTGCTCCGTAGCAAGAGCGGTGACAACAAGCAGGCCAAGCTCTACTCGTCCGGTATGATCTTGAGTGAGATGGCCGGTAAGCCGGCGGGCCGGATCGCCCTCACCGACTATGACAGAATGGACGACAATGTCGGTGACGAAGGATCACCGTTCGACTTGGCCTACATGCGGACCACTACCTTTGGCTCCCTTGCCATGACTGTGGCCGAGTCGTCCCCGTCCAGGCCGGTGACGGACCCCAGGTGGATACCCGGTAGCCCACACGAAGCACCCCCCACTACCGGCATCCTAGCGCTCTACAACCGGGGCGACCGAAGACGCTGGTATTGGCCTTGTGTTCGTTGCTGTGACTATTTCGAGGGGAAGTTCACTCACCTCAAGTGGGACGACAAGGAGAACCCGCTGGATGCGGCTGACACCGTCCGGATGCTCTGCCCGACATGCGGCCACGCCATGTACCCCGCTGACCGCCCTGCGATGCAGGAGTTCGGGGTGTGGCTCAAGGACGGGCAGTCGATCGACGAACGAGGAAACACGGTTGGGCGGGCACCACGGACCAACATTGCGTCTTTCTGGTTGAACGGTGTCGCTGCCGGGTTCCAGAGTTGGCCGCAGCTTGTGGTGAAGTTTCTGAATGCTCAACGCGAGTTCACTGCCACCGGGTCGGAGGAAGCGCTAAAGCAGTTTTACAATAACGATTTGGGTGAACCGTACCGGTCCAAGGCTGAGGAACTGATGCGGCTCCCTGAGATACTGCAAGCCAGGGCGGAGCCGATGCCGCAGATCCCGCAGGGGGTCCGTTTCCTCGTGGCGGCGGTTGACGTGCAGAAGAATGCGTTCGTGGTTCAGGTCCACGGCATTGGTCCTGGGGTGCCGTATGACATAACCATCGTTGACCGATTTAGCATTATGAAGTCTAGCAGATATGACAACGATGGTGACCGACTCTGGGTGAAACCGGGAACATTTCAGGAAGACTGGGAGCTTCTGGTCAACGAGGTAATGCTAAAGACATACCCGGTGGAGGATGGCAGCGGCAAGGTGATGACGGTCAAGATGACGCTGTGCGACAGCGGCGGGCGGGCGGGTGTCACTACCAATGCGTATGAGTTCTACCGCAGCCTGAGACGACGTGGCCTGTCGCCGCGATTCCATCTGGTGAAGGGCGAAGGTCGCTGGTCTTCCCCGCGAGCGCATGTGGAGTACCCCGACCAGGGGCGGAAGGATCGACTGGCTGCGGCGAGGGGCGACGTGCCGGTCCTAATGCTGAATTCGAATATATTGAAAGACGCTCTGCACAACCGGTTGGACAGCATCGAGCCGGGGAAAGGGATGATCCGCTTTCCCGATTGGCTGCCGGATTGGTTCTACAAGGAGTTGTGCGTCGAGCGGCGGACGGAGAAGGGCTGGGAAGCCACCAGGGGGATCAGAAACGAGGCGTGGGATCTGCTGTACTACACGCTAGGCGGGTGCGCCTCGCAGATCTTGTTGGTCGAGAAGATCGATTGGTTGAACCCGCCGAGTTGGGCGGATGTGTGGAGTCGCAACCCGTTGGTGGTTAAGTCGGACGATCCGGATTCGTTGACTTCGACCGAGGGTTCCTACAACTTTGCTGAACTGGGGAAGAGCCTTGGATAAGTGCAATGAGTGCCACGGCACCGGTTATCGTATGCGCTGGTCGTATCCCGGTAATGAACGATTCCCGTATCCCTGTCAGGCATGTGACGGAACAGGGATCGCGACTAGGGCGGCCGGGATCGCGACTATGGCGGCCCAGATGAACCGCTGTTTTCACCAGCATGTTGCGGAGAACTTGCGGCGCGAACGAGAACATATTGAGCGACGGCTGAAGGAGGTCGGTGATGGCGATGATTGTACAGACGGCACCTGATTGTACAGCGCTCAAGGACCAGTTGGACAAGGCGCTGGCGACGTATGAGAGGCTGATCGCCCCTGGCGTCCGGTCTGTGATGGATTCTGACGGCTCTCGGATCGAGTACACAACGGGGAATGCCGAGGCGTACCGGGAGAGGGTCCAACTGCTTCAGGCTGCCTACGACGCTTGTATCAGCGGCAGGGGTGCGGCGCTGACCACCCCAATCAATTTCATCTTCCCCTGATGCCTGATATCGCTCTCACCCGGCCCGAGACGGCGTCGATCGGTGGTGCCCTGGAGGGTGCCGATCGGACGACTCGCGAGACGATGTTGTGGAATGCCGATTACCGGCATCCCGATCAAATCATCAATCAAGTCAAGGATGAAGCGGATTTTCGCGGCCGGGATGTTGTCACTAATGATGGCTATTCGCAGGGCATCGTTGACATCAACCGGGACAACATCGTCGGATCGCAGTTCCGCCTGAACTCGCAGCCCAACTGGACTGTCTTGCAACAGCTTTACTCTACCCGGTTTGATGAAAGCTGGGCCGAGGAGTTCCAGTTGGCCGCCGAGGAGAAGTTCAACCTCATGGCGGATTCAGGAGCGTGTTACTTCGACGCGGCGCGGCGGAATACGTTTACGTCCTTGGTTCGGTTGGCTGTTGCGGGGTTTGTGTATACCGGTGAGGTACTGGCTACCGTCGAGTGGATAAGGGAGATCGGGCGGCCGTTCAACACTGCTATCCAGATGGTGGCACCTACCCGGCTGTCGAATCCCGATGGCCGGGAGGATGACCAGTTCCTGCGGCGAGGGGTTCGTAGGGATCTACGGGGGCGTCCAACCGGGTACTTTATCCGTATTGGCTATCCGACCCAGTGGTATCTGGGGACCGATACTTTTCGATGGGCGTTCGTCCCGGCCGAGAAGCCGTGGGGTCGCAGGCAAGTAATCCACATCATTGATGCGATCCAGCCCGACCAGACTCGAGGCGTCTCCAAACTGGTGGCGGTACTCAAAGACATCAAGATGACAAAAAAGTTCGAGGAGGTTGTTTTACAGAATGCGGTCATCAATGCCTCGTATGCAGCGACGATCGAGAGCGAGCTACCAAAGGAAGTTATCGCTGCGGCTATGGGCGGCGGCGGGCTGGACCCGAATGCGAGTTTCTTGAACGTTATCGGAAGCTACCTGACCAGCCTCAACCAGTACCTGTCCACTGCCAACGGGGTCGCCGTGGATGGCGCGAAGATGCCCCACCTGTTCCCAGGCACCAAGCTCAACATGCAGACGCTGGGGACGCCTGGAGGGGTGGGAACCGAGTTTGAAGTGTCCCTGCTGCGGCACATCGCGGCGGGCTTGGGTATCAGCTATGAGGAGTTCGCCAGGGATTTCAGCCGCACCAACTACTCGTCTGCCCGCGCCGCGATGATGACGACGTGGAAGCATATGACGGCCACAAAGAAGTTTGTAGCCGACAAGTTCGCGGATGAAGTGTACGCATTGTGGCTTGAGGAGGATATGAACGCGGGGAACATGCCGTTGCCGCGTGGCTTTACGAGTGAGGTCTGGTATCGCCCGTGGGGCAAGGAGTGCTTTACCGCTTGCGATTGGATTGGGGCGGGGCGCGGCCAGATTGACGAGTTGAAGGAAACCCAGGCCGCGCTACTGAGGGTGAAGGGCGGCATGTCCACCCGCGAGTTCGAGATCGCGAAGCAGGGCGGGGATTGGCGGAAGGTATTCCGGCAACTGAACCGCGAACAGAAGCTCGCGCAGCATCTCGATCTCCTATTCAGCAACGACGCACAGCGGGACGGCAGCACGTCCGGTCAGACCGTCATGCAGGAAGACCCGGTGCCGCCGGCCGACAGTGGTGGCGATGGCGGTGATACGGGGGCAGTGGCAGGCGTCAGCCTTGAAGACATGACTGCGGCGTTTGGCGAGGTCATCTCACACCTACCCCAGCCGCCGCAACCGCCACCTCCACCCGACATCGCCGGCATCCTGGCTGCGATCCCACAGCAGCCACAGCCGGTCGTCAATGTCACGTTGCCGTCGCAACCGGGCAAAGGCAAAGGTGAGATTGAGCGTACCCGTGTGACGAAGCATGATGAGCAGGGCCGGATTCTCGAATTTGAACGAGAGGTAGTGTCCGATGCCTAGCATTGTCTACGACTCAACGGTCGATGACATGGCACAGGGCACGATCGCATTCGGTGTTGACAGCTTCCGGGTGATGCTGGTTACCCGCTCCTATGTGCCCGATAAGGGGGGTCATGCGCGGCGTAGTGACATTACTGGCGAGGTGGTGGGGGCTGGCTATACAGCGGGTGGCTTGGACATCGGCGTGCTGGTTACTACCGATCTAGTGGAAAATCACACGAATATCGAATTAGACGGTGCGAATTGGCCCACTTCTACAATCACGGCTGCGGGTGCCGTCTACTACGATAGCCGGGGTGCGCCAGAGAATGATGAGCTAATCGCTTACATCGATTTTGGCGGTGATGCTGTCTCGGCTATCGGCAACTTCACGTTGCAGCCATCGACAATTCGGATTCAGAATTAAGGGAGACGGTTTATGTCGATCAGTGACACCACTGAAAATGCCATCCTGAACCTGATCTTCCGGGCAACTGCTTGGGCCAACTATGCCGACAACGCGGCATCTAGCCCGGAAACCAATATCGTCGTTGCGTTGCACACTGCTGACCCTGGTGATACCGGTACGATGTCCACCAATGAAACCACGTACACCTCTTACGCCCGAGTCAACGTTGCGAGGTCTACGGGGTGGACGGTTTCATCTGCCGGTAGCACAAACCCGGCAGCCCAGATCGACTTCCCGGCGGGCACCGGAGGATCGGGAACGGTCACGCATTTCGCTGTTGGCAAATCCGGTGGCGGTACGTCACCTATATTGTTCAGTGGTACGGTTACCCCGAACATCGTGACCGGTAATGCGGTGACGCCCCACTTAACGACCGCAACAGCGATCACTCTTGATTAGCATGTCTGCGGCTGAATTTCGCAACATCCTGGTGAGCCTGGATATAGACGGGGCTGTCAGCTTCTGGTCCCAGTTGTTTCCAGGCTATCCGGTTCCCGGCACTCGTAACGAAGTGCTGGTTGCGATGCATATGGCTCGCACATCTGCGTCTTCGATCAACTTTCAGGAACGTGCCTACTCCCACCACTGGCTTCAGGACCACAGTTTCCCGTCACTGTTGCCCGACCCCCTCAAACCTATGGCCGAGCGGTTATATCCAAAACAGGTTGGGGGAGTGGGGATTTCGGTGAACTCTAAATACCCAGGGGTCCAGAAGGCCATCCACGGTGTTATGCAAAACGCAGTCTTGGAAGCCTATGCAGACGGCTATCAAGATGATCCTGAGAAAGTTAAACAACGTATGCAGGAAGCAAGACTTCGGGAACGAAAAGGATTGATGATATGAGCAGGCAGTATTTTGGGGATGTACTGACTGAGCCACTGGGCGTCGATTATACAACCATCACGGCGACCGCTGAAACG